CTGGAGCCGCAGAAATTCCGGAAGCTGTCAGCGGAAGAGGCAGCAGAGTACTGGACACTGGATGTACGAACAAACCAGGATAAGCTAGTCCTGGGAGAAACAGAAAAAGAGATAGGCGAACACTATCGTCTGACGGATCTGAAAGAAGATTTCCAGTATGCCGTTACCGTTACGGAGGTATCCGACAATCGGAGCAGACCGAGATTAAAGCACATTAAAGTTGTGGGAAGGTAAAGTTGCACCGGTGCAACAGGTGGAGTATGGCAAATCATTCCTTACGCTTGACACGTAATTTTGATCCGGGGGTATGTATAAAGACACTGGGACTGGAAGAAAAGGGAAGGCTGCAGCAGATCTGTGCAAATGAAATATTACGTTTATCAGATCCATATGTGCCGTTTGATGTGGGATCACTCAGGGATAGCGGGCATATTGAGGATGATACGGATGTTGTGTGGAACACACCGTACGCTCATTACATGTGGGAAGGCATCGTCTATGAGGATCCGGATCTGCATTGTGCAGGATTCCAGACGGAGAATGGATGGAGATCCCGGAAAAATGTGCAAAAGATCCCTACAACACGAAGCCTGGAATATGGTAACGGTACACTGCGAGGGGCACACTGGGCAGACCGTATGCTGCAGAATGGCGGACTCGAAAAGATAGAGAAGAAACTTCAGGAGGAACTGCTGAAATGACGGTATCACAATCTATTATAAAATGGCTGAAAGAATTCTCTCCGGAGAGTATGAAACATATCGACACAGACCGGTTGCGTGGAAACGTCAATTTTGTGTTAGTCAAGGAGCCTATGACTAATGTGAGAAAGTATATCAGCGGGGTCGAAATCCACAAGGACTACTATCAATTCGTGGTAAGACTGGATACTCAGACGGATAAAAGCTGCATCGAAAACGGAAGTTGGATGGAGAAGTTAACGGACTGGATCGAGGATAGGAACCGTAACAGAAACTTTCCTGATATCCAGGGTGGAACCGTCAAAACAGTAGGAGTATCAAGTCCGTTTTTTATGGGAGAGAATGGACAGAACGAAGCATTGTATCAAATGACAATTTTTATCGAATATAAAAAAGGAGCTCAGGAAAAATGAGAGAAGATTTAAGGCATTACATTGATACCACTATGGGAGCCGAAGAACAGAAGTATGCACTGCTGGGCGATGGTGTAGAATCCCTCACAGAGGAGATGAACCCGGAAGAGGATACGAAGCACTATATTAATATGGCAAAGGCATCCAATAAGGTAAAGTCCTACCAGAGAGCATTTAATGTGGACAAGGAAGACTGTGAAGATGATGATGTACAGAAAATGATCGATAAACTGGTGGATGATCTTCCTGTAGGCGCAAAGGCTCGCACATCTTTTATAAGACTACGCTTAAAAGATGCGGTACAGGGTGAGGAAGGAACCTATAAAGCAATCAAGGTGCCGTGTACAGTATCTGTTACTTCCAATGGTGGAGATGGCGGGGATTACGTTCACAATGTGCTTAGTGTAAAGCAGGCTGGTGATGATATCAAAGGTAAATTTAATATCACAACCAATACATTCACAGCGGATTCCGCAAAATAATACAGGTGTTAATCAATATTAACATATGTGGTGGGCGCACCTCTCTGTCGTCCATCACATTCAGAGAGGATGGTAATATATGGAAAAAATTAATGCTATTAAGGGTGGCACAGAAGTACAGGTAAATGACAATGGCGATACGATTGTCTGCAATTTTGGAAGTCAGGAATTCTATGCAGATTTCACAGAACTGATAGATAATCTGGAAAAAGTTAAAAAATATGTATCTACGGAAGAATTTACGAGAAAACCGGAAATAGAGCAGCTTCGGATCATGATTGGAAAAACTAACGAGATCATGTCCGACATTGACAGAGTGTTCGGAGAAAGGACCTGCAAGAAGGTATTTGGTGAGATCACACCGAGTCCGATCCTGATTACTGATTTTTTTGATCAGATTATCCCGATTGCACAGAGATATGCAAACGGAAGAAATAAGGAACTTTGGGAGAAATACAGCAGAGAAAGAGATGGCGGAAGCATAAATCACAACAGGAATCGTCAAAACCGAAGACACCATAAATAGTGGGGGAGTTATATGTTTAATATTATGTTGGATCAGCTTCCGACAGACTGGAAAGGATATCCTATTTCAGCTTCTTTCCGGACGGGAATAAAAATGTCCATGTGCATGTCGGATCCTGATTTATCGGATATGGAGCGATTTTATATTGCATCGTATTTGCTATTTCCCAAGGAATGTCCGGAACCGCAGGAAGCCGCGAAGGCGATTGAATGGTTCATGACAGAATTTAACCATGACAACTATCAACAGAAGAAAAACGAAGATATTATCATGGACTGGGATATGGACCAGTGGAGAATATATGCAGCCTTCCGCAACCAGTATCATATAGATCTGAATAAGGCAAAGATGCACTGGTTTGTATTTATGGGACTGTTGGGAAATCTTCAGGAGAACTCCCTGACACATGTAATGGATATACGGCAGAAAAAGATTACTTCAAAAATGTCGCAGGAAGAGAAAAGCGCGTATAGGAGCGCCAAAAAGATATTTTGTATTAAGGCACCAAAGGATGAGAAAATCACACCTGAGGAGCAGGCAAGAATAGATGAATTTATGAAATATGCCAAAATCAATAAGTCGACAGAGAGCCAGTGAGCCAGTTGATACCGCATAGGTGTCAGCAGGCTCTTTTTTGATTAAGGAGGCATCATGGCAAAGTACGATACTGAGATCAGGTTACATTCTGATCTGGACAATTCAAAACTGGATAAGGGTGCTGAACACATCGAAAAAAAACTGGATGAACTGGAGGAGAAAGCCAAGGACACCAGCCTGACACCGGAGGGATGGTCAAAAGAAGACTGGGATAAATTCGAGAAGAATTTTGACAGTATCATGGAGCGGAATAAGAAGAAAGCCGAAGAGGCAGCGGCAGAAATGGCTAAGGCCAGCGCTGCGGTAGGCGAAGCAACGATTCCGCAGGACACGGTAGGGTATCAGCAGTATAATTCAGACGCAATCATGGCTCAGATTGACCAGCAGGCCAGTGCAGCTGATAAGGTCAGCGAAAAGGAAGAGAAGATTGCAGAGAAGATCAGGGAGCAGCAGGCAGCAGAACAACAGCTGATTGATATAAAAAACAATGCTGTGGTAGCTGATCAGAATATGGTTGCCCTGATGCAGGAGCAGGAGCAGATCATAGAACGGATGGCACTGTTGAAAAAGGCTGGAGTCACAGACGGATATCAGGAATATGATGAGCTGTCTGCCAGACTTGCAGAAATCAACAAAGAGGTCCATACAATCCGGAATGGTTTTTCTGAACTGGAATCCAAGGGAAGAAAAGCACTGGATTCCTGCGGAACCAGTGCAAAGAAATCGGGGGGCCTGTTATCTACAATGGCAAGCCGACTGAAGGGAATTCTGCTGAGTTTATTTATATTTAATTGGATATCTAAGGGATTCAATGCAATGGTATCCGCTATGAAAGAAGGCTTCCATAATCTTGCTCAATATTCCAAGGACTATAATGCACAGATGTCTGCACTGAAAAGTAGCTGTGCCCAGTTTAAGAACAGCCTGGCAGCAGCGTTTGAACCTATCGTCAATATGGCTATCCCATATCTGGTAAAGCTCATTAACTGGCTGATCAAGGCGGCGGATGCAATTGCCCAGTTTATGGCAATCCTGCAAGGGAAAAGTACTTATACTCGGGCAAAAAAGCAGAATATTGATTATGCAAAGTCGTTGGACACTACTACGAAGTCTGCAAAGAAAGCGCTGGCAGCATTTGACGAGTTGAATGTACTTAGCGATCAGGGAGGAACTACGGCAGG